GCGAAGTATTAGATGAGCTTATAACTACTGATGAAGAAAGGTTACAGGCAAAACAAAAAATTACAAAAATTTTAGAACAAGCTGATAAAGAAGCTCAAGAACAAGTTACCGAACGTTGGAAATTTGACATGGCATCAGATTCAGTCTTATCCAAAAATATTCGTCCAATGGTACTAATATATTTGACAGTAATATTTACTGCATTATGTTTTACTGATGGAAACATTGGAGAGTTTACAATATCAAAAGAATACATTCCTATTTTTCAAACATTGCTCGTAACAGTATATGGAGCTTATTTTGTTGGAAGAAGTTGGGAGAAAGCTTCAAAGAAAACTAAAGAATAATTCATACCTTTGCATAATAACCATAATTTAATAAAATGAAAAATTTAAAAAAGACAGAACTAGTAGAATTACAAACTTTGAATTCAGATTTTGTAAACTTAAAAACTCAATTAGGTGATTTAGAATTACAAAAGCACCTAGTAATAGAGCAAGTACAAGAAGTTAGAAAAAAATTCGCAGATTTAGAAGCTAAGCTTGTAAAGAAATACGGAGAAAATACAACTATTAACTTGCAAACAGGTGAAATAAAAGAAAAAGAAAAAGAATAAGATGGCAAAAATTAGCAATACTATATCGTATCCTGGTCAATCACCGATTGAAGGGGCAGATTATTTAATTGGAACAGCGGCTAACTCTACTCCAATTGGTCTTCAAACAAAAACATTTACAATACAAGGTATTGCTGATTTTATTATTGACGCAGCATTTGATGGTGTGTCATACAGGCTTCCTATTTTTACAGCTGCTTCTGCAGGACAGGAGTCAGTATTATTAGTAGATTCATTATTATATCAAGACACAGCTTCTCTAGGTGGTAAACCTGGAGAAGTTCTTGGTACAACTGTTTACTTAGATAATGGTTCAGGCGTTGGATCATTAGAGGTTGCTCAAAATGTTTTAGTTAAAGCTAACCTTACAGTAAACAATAACGCAAACATATTAAATGATTTTTATGTAGCAGGAGATTCAGTATTTGATGATTCAGTTACAATGAATCAAGAAATAAGATTAATTGGAGATGTTTACGATTCTACAAACACTCAAGGTAATCAAGAACAAGTTTTAGTTTCAGATGGAAACGGAAAAGTAACTTGGCAAAACTTCCAAGGTTCAGGATTAGAATACCAATCAGCTTGGGATGCTTTAACAAATGTACCTGATTTACAGGTTTATCCATTAACTGCTGATAATACAGGTAAATATTGGGTAGTATCAGTTCCAGGAACAACTCCTTTAACAGATGCCGCAGGTGGAACAATTACAGATTGGGAGCCAGGTGATTGGGCAATTATCTCTGAAGATATTGCAGGAAATGTTTTTTGGGATAAAATTGACAACTCCTCTGTATTAACAGGGCAAGGTACAACAGGAAATATAGCAATATGGACAGCACCAAGAGAGCTTGGTGATGCACCAATAAAACTAGGAGCAGGAACTCAATCTTTAATCTTTAATGACGCAGTTTCTTCAAATGGAGATTATGCTAATTCCTTTGGGTCTGCTTCAAGTGCAACAGGAGTTCAATCTTTTAGTGCAGGTTATGCTACTGATGCTCAAGGAGGAGCTTCACAAGCTTTTGGAAATCAAACTACAGCAACTGGTGATTATTCATTTGCCGCAGGAAATGATTCAATTGCAAATGGAACATCTTCTCTTGCATTGGGAAGTAAAACAACAGCAGATGGAAAATTTTCTACCGCATTAGGAAACACAAGTATTTCAACAGGTGAAGCATCATTTGCAGTTGGTTTTCAAGCGAAATCTACAGCAGATTATTCTGTAGCTTTTGGAGATTCATCTGAAGCATTAGGACAACATTCTTTTGCAGGAGGTAAGGATTCAATTGCTTCACAACAAGCTTCTTTTGCATTTGGAGAAAATTCATTTGCTCAAGGACAATCTACAACATCTATAGGTTCAGATGTTACTGCAAAAGGGAATAACTCTATAGCTTTAGGTAAAGATAGTATTGCAGAACAAGATGGCTCAATAGTAATAGGTTTAAGTAATGTTGCAGGTTCAGCAGGTAATGGAGGTGGAGTTGCAATAGGTTCAGGAAACAATGCATTAGGGTATGATTCAGTCGCTATAGGTAATGGAAACAATGTTGATGCAACTGCAAATGGTGCAGTTGTAATGGGAGCTTCAAGTGTTGTAAACGGACAATTTTCTTTTGCTGTAGGTAAACAAAATACAGTTGAGTCTACTAGCGGTACAGGAATAGGTCGTGATAATGTAGTTAAAGCACCTGCAACAAATGGAATTGCTTTAGGTTATGAAAATCAAGTTGAAAAAGAAGGTGGAGTTGCAATAGGTACAGATAACGATGCTGTAGGAAAATGGAGTATTGCATTTGGATACAAGAACAACTCTACAGGGGATTATAGTGTTGGAATAGGACAAGAAAACCAAGCTACAGGAATCAATGGTACTGCAATTGGTAAGTCAAACACAGCATCTTCTGCAGCAGCAGTAGCTTTAGGATTAGAAACTACAGCTTCAGGTAGTGCTTCAGTAGCATTAAACAATTCAACAGTTGCTTCAGGAGGTGATTCATTTGCTTCAGGATTTGAATCAACTGCAACAGGAGCTGCAGGAACAGCAATGGGATATAGAACTTCTGCATTAGGAGATTATGCTTTTGCAGCAGGTTATTTATCTAACACAAACGGAGATTCAGCTATTGCAATGGGTGATAATGCAAAAGCAGATGCTAATAATACTGTAGCAATTGGAGCTGATATAGTAGTTGATTTAAAAAGAAGTGTTGGTATAGGAAACAACTTACTAGTTAAGGGAGATACTCAAGTAGTAATTGGAAATGGATTAGAAGGAACTTCTTTTAAAGAAACAGTATTAGGTTCATTTAATTTACCTCCAAGTAGTCCAAGTGTAAATACTTGGGTTGGTACTGATGATTTATTTACTATCGGTAATGGACAAGATATTAATACTAAAAGTAATGCCTTAGTTTTAAATAAAAATGGTGAATTAAAATTACCATCATATGGAGGTGGAACAATAACAGGAACTGCCACATATAATTTAGGTGTTGATGCAAGTGGTAACGTAATCGAAGTATCCACAGGTGGTGGAGGTGGAGGTACAGTTACAGGTTCTGGAACTCAAGACTACATTACTAAATGGAATAGCAATACAGCTGTTGGAAACAGTATAATGTTTGAAGGAGGTCTAGGAATTGGACTTGGAACGGTTACTCCATCATACGCTTTTGATAATCATTATGCCGCAGGAAGATATGCTTCATTTGGAGTTGCATTTGCTGAAGTAGTATTGGCTAACAACATTATAAATATTGGAGATATAGATGGTCAAGCAGCTGCTTTAGGTCTTTATGATGATTCTAGTGCTAGAACAGTTCTTGTAAAAGGTGGAAATGTAAGAATAGGTGCAGGTGGAGCAGCTACTGAAAAATTAGAAGTAGAAGGAAATATAAAGTTAAGTGGAAGTGGCAATCAACATGATATTTATACTGCTAATGATAAATTACAGTTAAGCGCTGGTGGTAATGGTGGCACTGGGTTTTTGCTTGATGATGCAAATGGTACAGTTACAACAGATACAAATTCTGAAGTTGGAATAGGAGTTACAATTCCATATGCAAAATTAGATGTAGCTGGTGCTATAAAAATCGCTGACACTAGCGCTTCACCAACTGCAAATACTGTTGGTTCAATAAGATATAGAGTAAGTGGTAACAATAGTTATATAGATATGGTGATGCAAGATGGTGCTACTTCATATGCATGGGTAAATATAGTACAAAAGAACTGGTAATAAATGGCTGTAATTAAAAAGTACATTTCAAATGAGTTTGTAATCATAGGTGGTAATGCTTCTCAATTTTTAAAAGGAGATGGTTCATTAGACACAAGCATTTATGTTACAGGAGGCCCTTATTTACCTGTTGCAGGTGGAATAATGAATGGGCCTACTTACCATGGTAACAATGTAAAGTCATTGTGGGGGTCAGGAAATGAGCTTAGTATTTTTCATGATGGAACAGATGCTTATATAGATAATGTTTTAGGTAATTTAAAAGTATCATCTGATGTAGATTTTTCAGGAACTATTACAGCTGATGGTTATGATTCCCAAGATTGGGCAACTGCTTATGAAGCTTCAATATATAAAGCAACAGTAACAGGGTCTAGTAATAAGACATTAACCTTAGATCGTGAAGATGGCGGAACAGTAGTAGCAACTTGGCAGGATAACACAGATTCAACTTTTACTTTTACACAAGGAGTTTCATCTGTAACATGGAATATACAGCATAATTTAGATAGATTTCCATCAGTATCAGTAGTAAATACCAATGAATTTGTCATTCATGGCGAAGTCGAATATATAGATAGTAACAACGTAACATTAACATTTTCAGCAGCCTTTGCAGGTAAAGCTTATTTAAACTAAAAAAACAACATGGCAATTAATTTTTTAAACAGCATTGACTTCAACAAAAATGAGTTATTCAATGCAAAAATTCAAAACGAAATAAATGACGCAGCTGCAGGAACTCCTGTTGATGGTCAGTTATATTACAACACCACAGACGATAAACTGAAAGTTGGTGAAGGAGGAAGTTGGGTAGCCCTTCAATCTTCTGCTGATACAAACACAACCTATGATTTAACTGCTACAGGTTCAGGTAACGGAACTTCAACTGTTAATTTAGTGGCTTCTAATCCATCTAGTACTGATAGTATTTTATTTACAGGTGGTGGTACAGCTAGTGTAACACGTTCAGGTACTACAATTACAATTACAACAAATGATCAATATGATGGTACAGTAACATCTGTTGGAGCTACACATGCAGGTAATGCATTTACAGCTGCAATTGGAGGAACTGCTTCAATTAATCCATCTGTTAATATAACAATGAACGGTACAAGTTCTCAGTATGTTAATGGTGCAGGTAATTTAGTAACTTTCCCATCTATTCCACAAGGAGACATTACTGCAGTAAGTGCAGGAGCAGGTCTTCAAGGTGGAGGAACTTCAGGTTCAGTATCATTAGCTGTAGATTATTCAGGTGCAAATAACATTATAGATTCTGCTCCAGATGGAACAGCTATAGTTGCTTCTGATAAAATTTTATATGAGGATGCAACAGATAGTACAGTAAAAGAAATTGCTGTATCAAGTTTAGTTGCTTTAGCTCCTCAAGGAGATATTACAAATGTAAGTACAACATCGCCAATAACAGGTGGTGGTTCAAGTGGTTCTGTAAATATTTCTCACGCAAGTCAGTCTGATACAGAAACTACAGATACTGCTTCTTTATCATTTGGAGGGACATTCGATGCATATACAGAGGTAACAACAAATGCTACAGGACACGTTACAGGTCATGAAGTAACAACATTTACTTTACCTGCTAACCCAAATACAAACACAACTTATCAGTTAAAAGTTGGAGCAGGTGGTTCAAATACTGCTAAAGTAGAATTAGATGCTAATTCAGGAACAGACACAAGCATTACTGTTAGTGGTACATCCAATGAAATACAAGTTACTGAAACTGCAGGAGCTGGAGGAACAATATTTGTTGGATTACCAAATGACGTTACAATTTCTTCTGACTTAACAGTTGGAGATAATATAACAATGACAGGTGGTGTTTTAAGCGTTACAGGTACAGGTTCTTTTACAGGACAATTAACTGTTCCAGTAACTCCAACAGCAGCAGGTTCAGCAGCTTCTAAAAGCTATGTAGATTCTACATTAGCAGGTTCAGGAGCTTTGATATTCCAAGGAGGATATAACGCAGCAACCAACTCACCTGATTTAGATTCAAATCCAAGTTCATCTATTAAACAAGGTTGGACATATGCAGTAACAACTGCAGGACAATTCTTTGGAGAAACAGTTGAAGATGGTGATTTACTTATTGCAGAATCAGATGCTCCAACCGCACTAGCTAATTGGACAGTAGTTCAAAACAACATAGGTGTTGCAACAGCAGGTTCAAGTGATGGAGCAACAACAAAAGGTATTGCAGGATTTAATTCAGCTCACTTTAATGTAACATCAAACGGATGGGTTTCTTCTGATATTTATGGTGGTGGTTCAACATTAGGTATTGTGCCTTCAGGAGGTGGAAGTTCTACTTTCTTAAGAGGTGATGGTTCATGGGTAACACCAACAAACACAAACACTCAGAGAGCTGCAGGAACAGGTTTAAGTTTATCAGGTAACACTATAAATGCTAATGTAGCTGGAACTCAATCAGTAGCGGCAAACACGGCTAGCTCAACAAGTAGTAGAACATATAAGGTTCAAGTTGATTCAGGAGATAACTTAGTGGTTAACGTACCATGGGTAAATACAAATACTCAAACTGTAACTAGTGTAGATGAAATAAGTCCAGGGACTTCTGGAGGAACGCCAATTGTAGTTAATCCAACTACAGGAGCTGTTAAAGTTCAGTCAATGGCTTATGACGGAGGTTCTAATGTAGGTCACGTACCTACAGGAGGTTCAAACAGTACATTCTTAAGAGGTGATGGTACATGGGAAGTTCCTCAAACTGGAAGTAACAACTATTTAACTTCTTTATCTTTTAACACAGGTAATGGTATATTAACTGCAGCAAGACAAGGTTTAGGAAATGTAACTGTTGATTTAGATGGTAGATATGCATTAAACTCTGTAGTTACAGGTGCATTAGGAAAAAGACTTACATTAACTAGTGCTTCAGGAGCAGTAACAAGAACTGTATCAGGTGGAGTAACTAAATTTTCAGTAGACTGTTCTTCTTCGCTTGTTTTTGGTTCGGTAGCAAATGATGCTTTAGATGTAAAAGTTGAAATAATGAGTACAGCTGGTGAAACAGTATTTGCTGAAACAACTAGAAGTGGTGCTGAAGTAATTGTTGCTTTTGCAGGTACAGTTGCAGATGGAACTTACATAGTACTTCTTACATATGTAGGATAAACTTTTCTGTAGGCACACTATGTAATGTAGTGTGCCTATATAATATATAAAATAAATAATGGCTATACAATTATTAACATCAGCAGAAGTATCTACTACATTAAAAGTTGGTACAACTGCAGCTATAGGGTCTCCAATGTATTCAGCGCCTAATTTTGGAATAACCCCTAACCTTATTGTTGCCACACCAGTTGAACCTGTTCCAAACAGCTCACCAGGTGTAATACAGACAATGTGCATGGATGGAACTGTATCGTCTGGTCAAGAGATTGGAAGACTGCAGTTTGCTCACAAAGATGATTCTACTACTGGTTATGCAACTTCATATATAAGGTCTGTAAATCAAAATACCGCAGGTTCAGGAGCAGGTGGTGGAGGTAATATAAGATTTGGAACTGCAAGCTCAAGCTCAGGTGCTAGTATACAAGACCGAATGACTATTCGTTATAATGGAAATGTGGGCGTGGGGATTACAGCCCCTGGCTCTAAATTTGTCGTAGATGGAGATGTTGAATTTTCTGATGGAGGTGACCGAGGTTTTTATTTAGACCCTTCTATAGGGGAGTTTGAACTAGGAGATATTGATGGAGTTGGTGGTGAAGCATATATTTCTAGTGATTCATCTGACATTACTTTTTATAATTCAGGAAGTACAACTTTAAACCTTCAAAGTAATAATAGGGTAAAAGTTGGTTCAGGCTCTGCTTCTTACAATTTTGATGTAACAGGTACAGGTAGATTTACCTCTACAGTTAGAGCTACTAACTTTATATTATCTTCTGATGAGCGTTTAAAAACAAAAATAAAAGATTTAGAACCAACAAAAATAGATGTTGATTGGAAGTCTTTTGAAATGAAAGAAGAAGAAGGAGATTATAGAACAGGTGTTATAGCTCAAGATTTAGAAAAATCTCATCCTGAGTTTGTTAGTCAAGATGAAGACGGTTTTAAATCAGTTAAATATGTAGATTTATTAATAGCTAAAATTTCAGAGCTAGAATCTCGTTTAGCAAAACTTGAAAAGTAATGGCTGTACCTAATACAACCACATTTAATATGTCTGATGTAAAGGCTGCTGTGGGAAACTACGACAATCTTGCAGACCTTTTTAAATTTGCGGATTCAGCTCAGTTTGATCCTCTGTATGCAGGTAATAAAGATAATTTACTAAATTTTAGAAATTACGGAAATCAAATAGTATGGAGAGCTTTTAATGCTTATGGGCCTGAAAAAAGCTTTAATAGTAAATCTTGTGGAACAAAACCTAATGTAACATTATATTACTTTGGAAGTAATAGTAGCTGTATTCAAATAGGAAATACAATTTGTAATAATAGCTCTGGAACAAGTTGTAGAGTAAGTACAGGAGTTTATTATACTACTTATTGTTTTGACCAATGGATAGAGGTTCTTTATGATAGTAAGCAAGGCGCTTATACTGTGGTAAATTTAGGATACTGTTCACCACCTTAAATAAAATAAAATGGATATAAGAAAAATATCAGTCGGAGCAGACTATAAATCGAGTGCAATGCACTATATTGTAAATCAAGAAATTTTAAATGCAAATTATATTATACATTTAATAAAATATGTATCTGAAAATGATTCAATAAAAATATGGATTGAAAACAAACAAGGAGAAATATTTCTTTGGAAAGAGTTTAATTCAAATATGCCAATATCAATCGAATATAATATAAATTTTGAATGAAATCACCTTTTTATTTCATTGTAAAACCAAGCAATGACAAAAGGTATGATAATACTAAAAAGATTGGGAATGTTAATTTTATAACAAGCACATCAAAAGAAGATCATACCGTATCAAATAGATATGCAATAGTTGTTGAAACACCAATAAACTATTCAGGCCCTATTAAAATAGGAGACACACTTTTAGTTCATCATAATGTTTTTAAATATTATAATGACATGAAAGGAGTAGAGAGAAGTGGAAAGAGTTTTTTTAAAGATAATTTGTTTTTTATTGATTTCGATCAATTTTTTATGTTTAAAAGTAAAGACACTTGGTCATGCCACTCAAAATACTGCATGGTAAAACCTTTACCTAAAAAAAACAATTACCTTAAAACACATCAAGACGAAGAACCTTTAGCAGGTTTAATTAAATATACTAATGATTCTTTAATAGAAAAAGGAGTTAATGTAGGTGATAAAGTTTATTTTCAACCTGATAGCGAATATGAGTATAATTTAGATGGCGAAAAATTATACAGAATGTTTACTAATAACATAACAATGGTTTCATGAATAATATAGAATTAAAATTAGAAATAATTAAAGCAGGAAAAAAAGCTGTAAAAGAGCTTATAAAAGTTGCTAACGAAGGTATATTAAAAAAAGACCTAGATGGATTAGCTCCTGATATTGCAGCAGATAGATTAAAGAACGCAGCGGCTTCTAAGAAGTTAGCTATATTTGACGCTTTTGAAATTTTATCTAAAATTGAAGAAGAAAACAATATGATTAATACAGAAAACGTAGAAACAAAAGCAGCGCTATTTAAAGGCTTTGCAGAAGGTAGGTCAAAATAATGTATACACAAACTTTATATAAAATACTTGAAAATGTTGTGCCTGAAAAGGTATTGAATTCTTACAATAAAAAGAAAGCATGGAAGTATGGATATAATAAAGAATATGACATTATTATTATTTCAAAAGACGGCACAATTGGTGATGTATATGAAATACAAAAATTACGAATAGCCTTACCAAAAGTAAAAGATGTTCATAGTTTTAAAAATAATTATTGGGATAAATTAGAATATCCTAAAGAGTTAAGTAAAATAAAAAACGTGTTTGATTGGGATAAATATCCTGATACTTTTAAAGAAAAATGGTATGACTATATTGATAAAGAATTTGAAAGACGTGAAGAAGGTTTTTGGTTTTATAACAAAAATGTTCCTACTTATATTACTGGCTCTCATTACATGTACTTGTGCTGGACCAAAATTGATGTTGGGCAGCCAAACTTTAGAGAGTCCAATAGATTATTCTATTTATTTTGGGAGGCATGCAAAGCAGACATTCGTTCATACGGAATGTGCTATCTTAAAAACAGGCGTTCAGGCTTTTCGTTTATGTCCTCATCAGAACTCGTGCATGCAGCAACCACCTCACGTGACTCACGTTTTGGCATATTGTCAAAGACAGGGTCGGATGCTAAGAAGATGTTCACCGATAAGGTCGTTCCCATATCACTTAACTATCCCTTCTTCTTCAAGCCCATCCAGGACGGTATGGACAGGCCGAAGACGGAGCTTGCCTATAGAGTCCCTGCCTCAAAACTCACCAGAAAGAAACTTGATGCAAATCAAGCCGTTGAGGAACTCGAAGGTCTTGACACCACGATTGACTGGAAAAACACAGGGGACAACTCGTACGATGGAGAAAAATTAAAAATACTTGCTCACGATGAAAGTGGGAAATGGGAAAGACCTGATAACATATTAAATAATTGGAGGGTTACAAAAACTTGTTTAAGATTAGGTTCTAGAATTATCGGAAAATGTATGATGGGAAGCACATCTAACTCAATAGAAAAGGGTGGGGGTAACTTTAAAAAATTATATACAGATTCCGATGTGGGAAAACGAAACAAGAATGGTCAAACCAAAAGTGGACTATATTCACTTTTCATCCCTATGGAATGGAATTATGAAGGATTTATAGATGTTTATGGGTATCCTGTATTTGATGAGCCGAAAGAAGATTTAGAAGGGCCATTTGGAGACGTAATAGATGAGGGTGTCATCAATCATTGGAATAATGAAGTAGAAGGTTTAAAGTCTGATCCTGATGGATTAAACGAATATTATAGACAATTTCCTAGAACAGAGTCTCATGCATTTAGAGATGAAAGCAAGCAATCATTATTTAATTTACAAAAAATTTATCAGCAGATAGATTACAATGATTCTTTAATAAAAGATAGGTTTGTTACGAGAGGTTCTTTTAGTTGGAAAAATGGCGTTCAAGATACAGAAGTTATTTTTTCACCAAATGATAGAGGTAGATTTTATGTTTCTTGGACTCCTAACAAGCAATTACAAAACAAATATTATTATAAAAACGGAGTTAAATATCCAAGCAATGACCATATGGGAGCGTTTGGTTGTGATAGCTACGATATATCAGGAACAGTAGGTGGTGGTGGTTCTAACGGAGCTTTGCATGGAATGACTAAGTTTCATATGGATGAAGGCCCAACTAGTGAGTTTTTTTTAGAATACATTGCTAGGCCTCAAACTGCAGAAATATTTTTTGAAGATGTTCTTATGGCTTGCGTATTTTATGGAATGCCAATTTTAATAGAAAACAATAAACCTCGTTTATTATATCATTTTAAAAATAGAGGATACAGAGGCTTTAGTATGAACAGGCCTGATAAAATTTATACTAAATTATCAAAAACAGAAAAAGAATTAGGAGGAATACCTAACAGTTCAGAAGACGTAAAACAAGCACACGCAGCAGCTATAGAGTCGTATATAGAAAAGCACGTAGGTTTTGATATGTCAGGCACATTTAGGGAATCAGATTTAATAGGTTCTATGTATTTTATTAGAACGTTAGAAGACTGGGCAAGGTTTAACATTAACAACAGAACTAAGTTTGATGCGTCAATAAGTTCTGGCTTAGCTATTATGGCAACGCAAAAGAACCTTTATCAGCCCATTAAAAAGAAATCAAAAATAAAACTTAACTTTGCAAGATACGACAATAAGGGAAGTTATAGCCAAATTATACAATAAATGGAGGATGTAAAAATCACGTTAAATCCCACAGGTTTTCCTAGTCAATTTGTTTCAGACAAAGAAAAGGATTCCTTTGAGTTTGGATTACAAATAGGACAAGCTATTCAATATGAATGGTTCAGAAAAGATGGTGGACAAAGTAGATTCTACAATCAATGGGCAGACTTCCATAGATTGAGACTATATGCTCGTGGTGAGCAGTCAATACAAAAATACAAGAACGAACTTGCTATAGATGGCGATTTAAGTTATCTTAATCTTGACTGGACTCCTGTGCCTATTATTCCAAAATTTGTAGACATTGTTGTAAATGGAATGGCTGATAGAGTATTCAAGATAAAAGCTTATGCTCAAGACGGAATGTCTTTAGATAAAAGAAGTGAATACCAAGTAAATTTAGAAAAAGATATGCTAGCAAAACCTGTTATGAAACAGGTACAGCAGCAACTAGGAATAAATACATTTGCTACGTCAGAAGAAGATGTTCCTAATACTTCAGAAGAATTAGCATTACATATGCAGTTGAAGTATAAACCTTCAATTGAAATAGCAGAAGAAGAAGCAATAAATACATTACTTTCTGAAAATAGATATTACGAAATACAAAAACAGTTGTACTACGATCAAACTGTATTAGGTGTTTCAATGTGTAAAAATACATTTAAGCCAGGAGCAGGAATTTCAATTGAATATGTAGACCCTGCTAATGTTGTTTATAGTTATACCGAAGATCCTCATTTTGAAGATTGTTTTTATTGGGGTGAAATTAAAACATTACCAATAACTGAATTGAAAAAAATTGATACGAGTTTGACAAGACAGGATATGGATGAAATATCTAAGTATAGTCAAAGTTGGTATGACTACAATAATACAGCTCAATATTACAATAATAGTTTATTTAGTAAAGATAGCGCTACTGTTTTGTTTTTTAATTATAAAACAACACATACGTTTACTTACAAGAAAAAAGTAAATTCATCTGGAGCAGAAAAAGTAATAGAAAAAGAAGATACGTTTGACCCTACTCAGGAAATGCAGGAAGAAGGAAACTTTAAAAAAGTTTCTAAGACTATAGATGTTTGGTATGAGGGTGTAATGGTAATGGGAACAAACATTTTATTAAAGTGGAGAATGGCTGAAAACATGGCTAGACCACAGTCTGCATCTCAAGAAGTTTATCCTGAATATATAGCATGCGCACCTAGAATGTATAAAGGTGTTTTTGAATCTTTAACAAGACGTATGATTACGTTTGCTGATTTAATTCAAATAACACATTTAAAATTACAACAAGTAATATCTAGGGTAGTACCTGATGGTGTTTTTATAGATGCTGATGGATTAAATGAAGTAGACCTAGGAACAGGACAAGCCTATAATCCTGAAGATGCATTACGAATGTTTTTTCAAACAGGTTCTGTTATTGGTAGAAGCTATACTCAAGATGGAGATTACAATCAAGCAAAAGTACCAATTCAACAATTAAATAGTAATTCAGGACAAGGTAAAATACAAAGCTTAGTTGGTTCATATAATCATTATATGCAAATGCTAAGAGATGTAACTGGATTAAATGAAGCTAGAGATGGCTCAACTCCTGATTCATATTCTTTGGTGGGATTACAAAAACTAGCTGCATTAAGTAGTAATACAGCTACAAGACATATTTTAGACGCAGG